TACAAAGCATCGTTTGCAATCTTCATAGCTAAGTTTCTTTTCCGTGGTCGTGTTTTCCATCTTGTCCCTCCAGTGTTTGCCGGTTGCCCGGCGTTGATTGCTTTCGATTACGCCCATAAATAACGCAAACACTGTGCCAGTTGCCCAATATGGCGATATTACAACGCAAACGGCAGTTCACATTCTCGATCACAGACCATCGGTAATTCTTACCGTGTAATGTTTACCGATTCGGTAATTGTTCCCGAAAGTTATCAACACTAAATATTTATCCACAAGTTATCAACATATTATCCACAAGTTATCAACACTACAAAAAAAACAACAAAAAAAACAGGCGTCCACACAACAACAAAAAAAACAATGTGATACACGCAACACATAAAGCAGTTTCTTACACGCTTCATCGTCAAGGACGTATGATTCATTGGCGAGGAGGCTACAATACAAGACAAGACAAGACAAAGAACAAGAAAAGACAGAAGAACGCTACGCTAAGTGTGCGCAGCAGCGCACGCGTCGAAAAAAAAGCACACAAAATCACGGATCACGAAAAGCAACAGCAAACACGAACCCGAACACATGCGCCATCTTTGACACAGTGCGCCAAATTTGCCTCAGGATCAATCCTAACACCACGGGGGCACTCTCGGTACCCTGCATGGCTTAACATGCGAAATAGCGGCGTTTCTGTGCGTTTTACTGGCAGGGTCCGGGGAAGAGGTACCACCACAACCCGTGTTTTTTGAGCTTTTTTCAAAAAAAACAATTATCAACAGGTTTACAAAAAAAAATATGTTATATTTATCTTGCATGTAAACTGCCTACTTTTTTTTGGGGCTTGCGCATGGCCTTTTCTTCTGCGGATATCACAGCGATTGAGGCTGCGATCGTATCTCTTGCCACGTCCGGTGTCAAGCAGGTTATGATTGGCGGTCGCTCATACACAAAATACGAAATCAAAGACCTCATGGACCTGAGAGACACCATGCGCGCAGAGGTCTCTTCATCGTCATATGGTGCCACTGTTCCCGTGAAATTTAACGAGGTGTCCGGTTGAAATTGACAATCAGGCAGCAGCTGAAAAACGTGTGGTCTGACATCAAGGCTATGCGTAGCGGCCAGCCAGCAAACAGGTACGAGCTTGGAAGGTATTCAGAGCTTTTCGGGCACATATCTGGACATATCCGCAGCATGTTTTCGCATCACGAGAGTGCAAACACCGGTCGATTGTACAGCGATTGGACTACGAGCTATGACACCCCGTATCGAGACTATAACGGGGCACGCGAAAAAATAATTGCCCGGTCGATTAAAGCCGCTGACAACAATCCGGTTGCGAAAACGATTATCGACACGATTGTTTCTGACGTTGTCGGTACTGGTATAAAGCCAGTTCCGAGAATAAAAACAAAGAGCGGCACGCTTGTTAAGGGTCTCAACGACCAGTTGGCAGAGGGCTGGAAGCGATACAATGACCAGTGGGACTCTACTGGGTACGGCACTTTTTACGAGTGTCAACAGCTTTTGCTCCGTGAAACGATTATGTCTGGCGCTGTCTTGACGAACAAGGTCAAAAGTGGAGACAATTATTTGGGTGTTGGCACACAGATTGTTCCAGCACTAAGGCTTGACACATCGAAAGACCTTGGCAACCCGACACTGAGCGACAATCCGCTTGTAAAGCAGACGGCGTATGGTATAAATCTTGACGAATATGGAAAGCCGGTATCGTACTACTTCAAGGGTGTTGACAATCCGGTGCCTGCCAAGTTTGTCAACCACATTTTCAAGCGCATGAAAGCGGAAGAGTACACGGGTACCCCATGGCTTTCTGTTGCTTTGCGCTGGTTGTGGGCGACGGAGCAACTCGTTCAGGATAAGCTGATAGCATCACGTATACAGGCCATGATTGGTATACTTGTACCGACAAGTACATACAACGACCTTGTCAACAACGATCTAAACTCTGACAGCCAGATTGATCTGTCGGCTGGCAAGATATGGCGATATGACCCGACACGGAACGCGAAGCCGGAGATCATGCAGGCGGATGACTCGATCAAAGAAATGTTGATACCGCTTAAAAGGATGATTTTGCACACGGTTACTGCGTCTCAGGGGTACTCATACCAGACAATAACGAGGGACGTGTCTGAAATCAATCAGGCTGCCGGAAGGATAAACACGAACAGGGACGAGGAGACTTCGCGGTCTATACAAAGGTGGTTTGCGAAAAAGGCATGTCAGTACGAGTGGGACTGGTTTGTTTACAGCATGTTTGTAAGTGGGAAAATTGCTGGCTACAACGCAACTGACTACTTCAAGGACCCGTGGAAATACAACCAGTGCCAGTGGCAGACACCTGGGCGAGAATTTATTGACCCCGCAAGAGAGTCTCAGGCAATTGAGCGGCTTGTCAATAACAAGCTTATGAGCAGACAGCGGTGGTATTCTGAACACTACGGTGAGGATTGGCGCGACGTAGTCGATCAGATTGCGGAAGAAGAAGACTATATGCGGAGTGTTGGTGTGGTGTCTGAGGCCATGGCAAAAGAAGAGGGTGTTGTATATGAGGAAGAAAATGAAGACAGTGAATTTTGATGTGTTAAAAAACATAAAGACGATAGCGTCTGACTCAAAAAGTGTTGTTGTGTCAATGGTTGGTGGCTTGTCTGTCCCGAAAGAGATTGTTTTGATTGTTGACGCAGAAAAAGGGGAAAACGATGCCAAAAAGTGACAGGAGACTGTTTCGCGCTGCGCCTGTTGAGGGTGTCGAGGGTGTTGACCGTGAAAAAAGGACCATATATGGTGCGTCAATGATAAGCGTTGGCGATCTTTTGGGGCACAGCTTGAGCGCAGACGATACCACCATTGGCCAGGTTGTTGAGCATGCAAACAAGGTTTCGCGCGGCGTTAAGGTGCGTTTTGGGCACCCCATGATGTCCGTGAACGCAGAGGGTACTTTTCTTGGCCGTGCAAAAAACTGGCGGGTAGATGGAGACCGCGCCCGTGCTGACGTTGAGCTAAACGACGTAGCCTTTCGAGAAGACTCACCATCTGGAAACATCGGGGACTATGTGCTTGACTTGGCGGAGAGCGACCCTGATGCTTTTGGAACCTCAATTGTTGTTGATGGCGACGAAGAGTACGAGATTGACGAAGATGGAAACAAGGTTGTTGACGAAAACGGTAAAACAAAAAACCCGATGCTGAGAATTAAGCGGCTTTGGGCTGCCGATATTGTTGACGAACCCGCCACTGGGGATGGCATGTTTTCAAAAACAGTTGTGTTGTCAAGTGTTGCAACGGAACAACTTGACAAACTGATTGATGAGCCAACAGCCCTTGATACGATCAGGTCTTTTTTAGGCCGGTATGTGTCGTATCGGGGTGATAAACATAACAATTTGGGAAGGCTTTTGTCAGCCCTTGACATGGCGACTGACAACGGTGTTACTGAAAAAGATGAGAAGGAAAATTTTTCACAAACAGAGAAGGGGTATTGTATGCCGAACGATGTCCAGAGAAGCGACGACTCCGAACTGCGCGCTGCGCTGGAGAGGGAAAAAAACGAGGCCGTCGAAAGTGCGAAAAAAACAGAGCGCGAAAGGGTTGAGTTCATTCGCGCACTTGGTACTCGTGTGGGTGCGAGTGCTGAAAAAATCAACGAAATGGTTGAAAACGGCACAAGTGTTGCCGACGCCGGGAAAGTTTTTTCACGTCAAGAGGTTGAAACCGCTGTGCCGGTTGCGCCTGAAAAGCCCGAAATAAAATTCGGTGTTGACGCGCGCGACAAGTTTGTTGAAGGTGCTGGCGCTTCGCTTGCCATGCAGGCGGGTGTTTTGGATCAGGAAAAAGATGCAAAAACCATTGACAATGTACGCAGGTCTCAGTATAACGGCATAGGGATCATGCAGCTTGCGCGCAACTGCCTGCATGCAGACGGTGTCGGAAATGCTCACATCATGAACAACGAGGATGTGTACAGTCTTATGATGCGGCGTCTGCGCGTACAGCTTGACGCTGGAGGCTCGGCACAGGCGACTGGTGATTTTGCAAACCTTCTCAGCAATACGCTTAACAAGGCGCTTGCCAGAGGGTGGGAAGTTGCTGGAACCACATACCAGAAATGGTGTGGTACCGGGTCGCTGAGGGACTTCAAACAGGCTGATTTGATCAAGGTCACAGAGTTTTCTGATGTTGTCAAGATTCCCGAGGGTCAGGCTGCTAAGTATGGCGAGTTTTCTGACACAAAAGAGACGGCACAGCTTGAGACTTATGGCCGCCTTTACTCTTTGACCCGTCAGGCTATGATCAATGACGATTTGAACTGGTTTGCTCGCGTTCCGATGCGCGTGACCGCTGCTGTTCGTCGAAAAATGAACAAGCTTGCGTATGGTTTGATTTACAACAACAACGGAGGAACAAGCGATTTCGTCGGGCCGACGATGAACGAGGACAGCAACAGTCTTTTTGATGCAACAAACCACTCAAACTATGTTGCCGCTGCGAGCGGTGGTGCACCGTCCACGTCTACGCTCAACACTGCGTGGATTGCGATGCGGACACAGACGCTGCCGTCTCCCGATGGTGGCCGGAGCGACACCATTTACGCGAACATACAGCCGAAATACATCCTTTTTGGACCTAACCAGGCTATGAACGTTTACCGCCTGCTGAGTTCGACATATCTTGTCGGGTCCAACGAGGTCGGCAACGCAGAGGGTTCGATGGCGTCGAATATTTACGGCCCAGGCCAGGTCAGGAACATGATACCGATTGAGGACGCAGAGATAGACGGCCTCAACAGTTCATACAATCCTTGGTACCTTGCCGCAGATCCTTCGCTTGTTGGTACTGTGACCGTGTACACGCTCAACGGCAAAGATGCCCCGACGAGCAAGTCGGAAGAGGCCCGCATTAGTGAGGTCCAGGGCATGAGCTGGAGTGTGATGCACGATTTCACTTTTGCTGTTGAGGACTGGAGAGGTCTTTACTGCAACGTTGGGTCGTAATTTTTCTTTTGCGGGGGCATAATACTGAAGCAATAGGAGTGAAACTATGAGTGCTGTTGGATCGACACGCGAGGCAGAACTGCGGCAGAACCTGGCCGAGTCTACCCGTGTTGAGTGGACAAACGACACAGGGGCAGCTGTTTCTGTTGGCGAGGTTATTGCCATTGCCACGAAAAGTGGTCGCAGGAGAGCGCACTTTGTTGTGTCAAACAAGACGTCTCCCACATCCAGCACGGTTGCAAACGGTGCCGTTGCTCTTTTGCAGTGGCGCGGTCGGGTGAGTATTCCTAAGAATACGAGCACTGCGTTTACCGTTGCAAAAACTGTTTGGTGGGATTATTCTGGTGATGAGGCTGTTGCTTCTGCAACCGCGAACACGATGAATGATTTCGTTGTCGGGTCTTGTGCGAAGGCTGCTGCTTCGACTGATACTTTTGTCGAGGTTGACCTGAATCAGGGACCAGATGAGGGTTCACTTGGCTCCAGTTCTTCGAGTAGTTCGAGCAGCTCCAGCTCGTCCAGCTCTTCGAGTAGTTCGAGCAGCTCCAGCTCGTCCAGCTCTTCGAGTAGTTCGAGTAGTTCCAGCTCATCGAGCAGCTCTTCGAGTTCTTCCAGCTCTTCGAGTTCTTCGAGCAGCTCTGAACCCGAATGATCGACGGTCTTTTTTGGCGCGGGAGATTAGTGCTCCCGCGCCGGTGTTGGGGGTGGCTTGAGTATAGATCTCGGTTTACAAACGTCGATGGACAATGTGTTTCTCCAAAGCGGGTTTGAGGAGACGATTGTTTATACTCCGAGTGGTGGGTCTGGTGTGTCAATAAGCGCGATAGTTGACAGGTCTGGCATTTCGGAGGTTTCTTCTGCGCGTATAAGCAGGTACGCGACAGAACCGCGCAGAAACACCCTATCTGTTCTTTTGTCAACAACCGATGTTGATGCTGTTGTTGTTGGAGAAGACACCGTTGCGCTAAAAAAGAACACAACAGACACAACAAA